ACACACATCTTTCATGTATTGAATTACTTGTGGTTCAATCATATTACCACCACCAAAATGTTTAAAAGGATAATAACCTTGCCATCCTTCTACTGCTACAGCAAACCCAATAACATAACCATTACCAGTTGCCCAACCTGCACCTAATTTATTATTGATACCTTCGTCTCTTGTTTCTAAATCAATTGCTATCTCATCATATTGAGAAAGATCCTTGTACTCTGATGGACAAGACCAAATATGTTTTTTTAAATTAAACGTAAGCTGTAAACCTGTCATGCGGATGCCTTTTCATTAAGGTAATAAACTCTTCTTTGACCTTCGTGTTTTGCTAATCTTTTTTTCATTTTTTGATTCTCGTTGTATAACTCTTCATTACGCTCGGTAAGCTTTTTAATCTTCGCTCCGTATATTTTTCTATAGAGTATGCTCCAATTTCTACCTACGCTTTTTTGTTTTATCATCTGTCAGTTTTTTTATTTCTAAATCACAATAATGTTTTATTTTCTCTAGATCCTGTATACCTGCTTTGTTTTTGTAACGGCAAACATATTTAATTACATTACCCTGGAAGAAAGATAAGTCATTCTTTGAGATAAACTCATAAGGTTGTATATGAAACCCCTTGTAATGATTTCCCCCGATCTGCTTATCTTGTGGAAATGATTCATCAAACATATCCTTATTCGTCATACTCCACACATCCCTTCACATTCATTATTAAATAAATCAGGACCCTCATCGTTTTTAAACTTTACTTCATCTAAAGGTACACATTTTCTATGTACAAAGTTTTTTACTTTTGGGTTGTGCATACGCATCTTTTTATCAAATTCTACAGCAGATGCAAATTCTTTCGGTCTGTTGTTTTTCATATCTATCCAAAAATTATCATCATGAAAAGGACAACCAATACAAGCAGATTTAACTGGTATTTTAAAACCTTTACCTTCATACCATTTTAGACAATCTGTTCTAGACATTTTCTTATCAATTAGTGGCCATACATTTTTCTGCCACCAAAATCTTGATGGTTTCATACGCATAATCTCATCTGTTGATATACCTACCCATACTTCTATATGTTCTGTTTTAGGAAACCTTTGTCTAGGTACAAGTCCACATAACTCTCTAATCTTTTTAGCAATCGGAGTTATCTTATATTCTCGAGTACATTGTCTACGACCCATTCCTTTTTTACCATTCTCGTTTAATGTATAGAATGGAGCAGAAGCAAATTGATTACCGCCTGGTCCGAGAGCCGTGAGTATGTCGTCTTGAATATTACCTTTCTTAACAATGTGTACAGGATAACTTAAAACACTTTTAAGATACTCAAGGTGCTCTATCACCGGCGCAGGTTCCCATCCCGTGTCTGCGAAGATCGCTGCGTNAGGTTTAACNCCAAACTCTCCTGCATCAGCCATCAAGGCCATTGTCGAGCTTTGTACACCAGCTCCTAATGATAATATTCTTAATTTTGGTTCTTTGTTTAATTCCATAGTCTCTCCTTTTAATTGTTTCCTTGTAAAAATACAAGATAATCTTCACCAATGGGGTAATGATATTTATAATCAGTACTTAATAAATGTAGGCTATCCCTTGCTCGTGTTACTCCTGTATACCAAACTTTTTTTTCATTTGATTTTTCCTCATTGTTTTTATGTCTATAGCTTGAAGGCCAATTCGCTTTTGAATAAAGTAATACATGATTAGCCTCGTCCCCTTTAACAGAGTGTATTGTATCTATTATAACATTAGGGCTACCGTTTAACTTATCTTGTTTATATCTTCTCAATAATCTTAAAAAGTAAATAACTTGTCTTGGTTTAAAGTTACGTCTAAGGATCCACCACCATTGTTTACTTTGATCTTCATCAGCTAAATCTAAACCACACCACTCTTTAAGAGCCGTGAAATTATATCTCGTATAATCAGGTTGCTGTGACCAAAACTTAGTAGTTCTATAATCAGAGTCGGTCACTTGTCTAATATATCTATACATAGCCTCAGCTTCTTTCTTCATAATCTCCTTGCCATTAGAAATAGCTGTCCAGGCTTTGATAGCTGTCCATTGGTTTTGATCAAATGATTTACGACCCTTGTTATCTGCAAAATATATACCCGCATCTTTGGCTAATGCTTTTAGTTCATTAACTGTTGTGTGTATTCTTCCAAGTAAAAACCATTTACCATCATCTTGTTCAAAAGGTATTTCTTTAAAACTTAAATATCTTTTAACTGTTCCGTCTTTAACTAAAGGTTCAAATTCTTTATCAACACTATCAATTATTCCTTTTCTAATTATCTGTGAGAACTGGTGTATTGCAGTGCCAAATCTTCTAGTCTTACGTAACACAACTTTTCTTCCAGGAAAGTATTTAGTAAAGTAATTTGTATCTGCACCGTTCCATTGGTAAATAGCTTGATCATCATCTCCAGCTAAATAAATTCTTTTTACATTCTCAGACATTTTATAAATCAAAGACCATTGTAATGGAGTAAAGTCCTGAGCTTCATCTAAAATTAATACATCTAATGCTGGAAAGTCTACTTCATGTAGAGCTCGTTCAATCATATCTGTAAAATCTAAAAAAGATCTCTCACCCCCACCTGTCTTATAATGTTTGTAAGTGTCTATCTTTCTAGTAAACACATCAAGTGATTCTTTCTTCTGTGATTCTTTTTTGTAAACTAATATTGGATCCTCTAATAAGTTTCTTGATTTATCATAAACACCTAAGGACCAATCAACATAAGTAAAATTATCTTGTGACAATCTATTGTCAGACCTCTTAACAAAACTATTAGTTAATGCATAATCAATCATGCAGTCTTTAGTATCAAATATTTCTTCCTCAAAGTATCTTCTACAGTATGAGTGTAATGTTCTAAATCTTGAGAAGGATTGTGAATTTAAATTAGGAAAAGCTTCTAGAGCTCTTATCTTAGCCGTGTCTACTGCTTTATTAGTAAAAGATATAAAAGCAATCTTCTCTGGATCAGTACCTTGTTTAAGGTATTTTTTAACAACTCTTTCAATTAAAGTCCAAGTCTTTCCTGTTCCTGGAGGACCAAATATTTTAATTGTCTTGTTGTGTATCTTTTTTTGTTTCTGGAGTCCTAAATTTTGCGTGGTATCCATCATCCATCTCACTAAGTTCTTCTTGGTTATTATTTTTTGGTTTTATTTTTTGGTGGTTAACAAAGTCAGGCATAGTTACATACCAGACGTTACGCTCGCCTTCAAAGAAATCATGTTTTTCACATTTAAGTAATCTAACTGCTTGGTTAACAGTGTTAAATGGAGTTTTACGTCTACCTAAAAAGTCTGCAAGTGTATTACGTTTAAAGTAACAAATGTTTACCTTACTATCTAGCACTGTGTAGCCATCTTTAAGTTTAGTAAAATCATCTTGTTCAATCGTACTTTCAAAAAATATTTTAAGTGTATTATACTTCTCTTCCTCTACTGTATCTTCATATTTAAATGAAGTATTCTCTACAGCACTTTCTAATAAATGTTTCATTAATAACTCAAATGGACTAGGCCCCTTTTTAGGTCTAGGTAAAGTAAGCCAAAAGATTCTGTACTTAGCTAAACATACACGCCATGATTTCTCATCCTTAGTGTCTTCCGGTTTAAATGTAATATGTCTATCTCTAAAATCACACTCATATAAAATACCTTTTGAATCTTCTGTGTAAGTTAGATCTGTAAATTCATTTTTAATATCTGGCGCCTGAGCACCAATTCCAAGTTTTCTAAGCTTACAAGTTTCTTTATCACATATAGAGGATACAAACATATGTTTAGGTGGACAAAAGTATTCATAACCTTTTGTATGTACTGACTGTGCAGTTCCATCACTTTCAGTTCTTTTTAAAGCACCTTTAGGGTGGGTGGCAAATATTGTTTTTTGTCTTTCCCAAGCAATATCTTTTAATTGTTTTACAGTAAGGTTACCTTCTGCTTTTTTCATTTCAGTAACACAAACATTAAATAACATACTGTTTCTTTCTCCAGACCAACCTTCTTGAATTACTTTTTGCACACAAGGTGGATAGTCTCTCCAATCTGTTTCAGCATTGTACTCAGTTACTTTATAATTATAAAAATCTTTAGGGGTAATAGTTTTCTTTTTTGCTAATTCTAAAAATCCACCTAACATTAAAGGTGTATTGCTATCATCGAACGCATACTCAACTGCAGCATTAGCATTAAAGTAAGGCATCCCCACTGCTTTGTTAAGTGGAAATACTTCTTTAGATAAAAAGTATTCTTTGTTAATCTCTTCTAGTTTTTCTTTTACTTTTTGTTTGTCTGCCCAATCTGAAAAAAATATAAATAAATGTAATCCACCTGACTTAGATTTAACAGGCAGTAACGGTAGTTTAAAATCTTTAATAATGTCTACGTATTTTTTAGACGTGTATTCTTTGTAGTTAGCTGGATCTATATCTATGCAAGACCATTTAAGCTTATCCCCATCTTCCGGTCTTACCCCTATTTGTTTTTTACCATCCACATGACCCTTCCACAGTTCTTCTGTGACTGGTTCGTGGATCGTGAGGTAATCAGCTTTTCTCTTACCCCGTTCATCCATCTCCCCCGTCAGAGAGATGGTGATGAACTGGGAAGAGTCGCCTTCAAATAAATGAAGTAACTCTTTTTGCATTAGAACGGTGTACTTTGACTTTCAACCTGCTTAGTCTCAGCAGATCCATCTTTACCGAAGTCTACCTTACCAAAGATATCGCTTTTCTTAGCGGTCTCATAAAACGCTCTTGTCGACTCTAATGTGCCCGACAATTTTGGATCGTCTAGATAGCTATCAAATTCGACAACCCAACCGTACCAAGAGTTTTGTGAGTTACTTTCTTTAGTGGTCTTTAGTCTATAGGCCGTTGCCCAAGACGGTGGAGTAAAGAAACCATTTTTACCTTTTAATCTACGACTCTGCATCATAGAGTTCCAGGTTTTACTCTTTTTCTTTTGAGTAGATTTCATAGAGATTAGTGCGGTCTCAACCGGCAAATAATCCTTATCCAAGATATATACAAAATGGTTCCCTGTATCTTCGATATAGTTTCCATTTTCTAATCTATCTTTACCATCATCGCCTCTACTTGTTTGAGACATGATTGCAGGATCATTGTGAATACCCACAGGTCTCCCTGGACTATCACCTCTATCTTTCCACTCATTGAAAGTGTTTATATATAAACATGGCACAACAATTAATCCTTCTTTTCCTTTAAAAAGATTTCCAGATGTTTCGTTGTAAATGTCACCTTGTTTAGCAGACTCAATATACTTGCCATCTGAATCGTCAAGTACTGGTGAATTGCTATAAAGGATTTTTAAGATAGGGAGTTTAGTATCCCTTGCAGTCACGAACTCTTGTCCTTGTCCTGCTAACTCTTCCAAATTAAATTGCGTTGGAACACCCGCTTCTTTTTTAACAGCTACATTGTTAGCTGCATC